TCTTGCAGAAGCATTGACTACACAAGGATTACTTGAAGATGATATCCGCGGTATTACAACATCGAGTTCTCGTCGAGAAGCACCTAGCATGGTTTTTGGTATATCTACCCCCGGGCCCCTTGATAAAAGACCCAATGCTAAAAAAGGTGGCATAGGTAAACTAGAATGGTTTATTGAAAATGCTTATGTAAGTCGACTCGGAGGCAGTACATTTGTCATGGACGACGGCGATGACAAGTTTGTTAGGAGAACACCGGCCAGTGAAGGCCCGCCTGATTATGCCGCAGTAGAACAAGGAGAAACAGATGGCGACCCTACAATACCTAACAATGAATTGATAAGACTTCGCACACGTACCGGGCATCAGATATTGATGCATAACAGTGAAGATCTAATTTACATTGGTAATGCACGTGGTACTAGTTGGATTGAATTATCTAGTGACGGAAAGATCGATATTTACGCCGAAGATAGTGTTAGTATTCATTCTAAACAAGATTTTAATTTGTATGCTGACAGAGATATTAATATGGAAGCTGGCCGAAATATCAACTTAAAAGCTACTGATGCCGCCGGGTTAGGTGATACTACTGCCGCCGGCCGAATACAAATAGAAGCAGTTGGTGATTTTATTAGAATCGTAAACGGTAATGTTTTTACTCAAACAGACGGAGATCGAGACGATACAATAACAGGAGCACTAACTCAATCTTTTGAATCTACATTAGATATTACAACTGGCGATGCTGTTAACATAACAACTGGCAGCGATCTTAATTTCAATATTGATGGAGCAAGTGTTGTTTCTAGCTCCGGCGATTTTACCATCAAAGCAGCTAATACAGCTATCGATGGCGGCAATATTAATTTTAACTCGGGCATTGCTCAAATAGCCGGAACAGCAACCGCCGCAACTCCCCCTGACCCTCTACCTACCTTTGCTAATCCAACAGAAGTAGACGGCGAAACTAATTCGACAGATGGAGATATTATGTTGCGTATTCCAAGCCACGAGCCTTGGCCCCATCATGAAAATTTAGATCCAGCAAGTTTTAAACCTGATATGACTGATAGAGAAGCAGGGTCGGATATCCCTGTCGCTCCTTATTGGAAGTTATACAGTACAATTACAGATACGTTTTTAAAAGTAGGTCCAGCACCTTAAGGAGATTTGATAATGAGTTCCAATGTAAATTTATATGATAAAGTAGTTTTACCAGCTGCTCGCGATAACAATCAACAAGTTGCCCCTAAGATGTATAAAGGATTTAGTAGTGTTAGCACTAACACTGAAAATTTTAATTTGTACGATCTTGATTTAATTAAACAAGATTTGTTAAATCATTTTTATATCCGTCAGGGCGAGCGACTAATGCAGCCTACATTTGGTACGATCATATGGGATTTATTATTTGAGCCATTAACTGAACAAGTAAAAGATCTTATATTGCAAAATGTAAACCAGATTATTAATTATGATCCGAGAGTGATCGCTAGGAATGTCACTGTAACTCCTTATGAAAGCGGCCTGCAGATAGAATGTCAGCTCGTATACCGAACATATAACCTTAGTGAATCTTTAAGATTGAGATTTGATCAAGCTAACGGGTTGTTAATCCAATAAACTACGTAGTTAATTTTATTCAATAAATATAAGATAATAGGATATATTATGAGTGCAACAGATAGACAAAATAGATTACTAGTAGCAGAAGATTGGAAAAAAGTTTATCAATCCTTCCGTAATGCAGATTTTCAAAGCTATGATTTTGAAAATCTTAGAAGAACTATGATTGATTATCTACGTCAGAACTATCCTGAAGATTTTAATGACTATATCGAATCTAGTGAGTATCTTGCACTTATCGACGTTGTAGCATTTTTAGGACAAAGTATAGCATTCCGTGTTGATTTAAATGCTCGTGAAAACTTTTTAGAGCTAGCAGAACGTAGAGAAAGTATTTTACGATTAGCACGATTAGTTAGCTACAATGCTAAAAGAAACATTGCAGCTAAAGGGCTGCTAAAGTTTTCAACAATTTCAACTACACAATCAGTTGTTGACAGTAACGGGCGAAATCTTGCAGGCCAAGTGATTACATGGAATGATCCAACTAATACTAATTGGTATGATCAATTTATTAAAGTTTTTAATGCAGCGGTAAGCCCTAATCAGCAATTCGGAAATCCATCAGACAAAGCTTCAATTTACGGAATCCCAACCGAGCAATATAGATTTGAAGCATCAAATACAGATGTTCCTGTATATGCATTTTCTAAACCAGTCGCTGGCCGTACCATGAATTTTGAAATTTCTAGTACAACTTTTAAAGATGCAGATTTTATATACGAAGAATCTCCTAAAATCGGAAATAGTATAGCCTGTGTATATAGGAATGATGGTAGGGGATTTGGTAGTCCTAGCTCTGGATTTTTCTTTAATTTTGTACAAGGTACATTGAATCAGGGATTGTTTACAATATTACAGCCTAGCACCAACGAGTCAGTTGATATTGATAGCCAGGGAATCAATAATACTGATGTTTGGTTATACCGTTTAGATCAAACAGGAGTTGAATCAGAAGAATGGGTTAAGGTTCCTAGCTTTGAAGGTAACAACATAATTTATAATAGTCTAAATAAAAATATTAGAAATATCTATAATGTAGTAACACGCTTAAATGATGCGGTTAGTATTTCATTTAGCGACGGAACGTTCGGCACACTTCCGTCAGGCACATTTAGAGTATACTATAGAATTAGTAATGGACTATCGTATACTATTAATACACAAGATATTCGTAATGTATCAATCTCTTTCCCGTATGTATCGGAACAAGGACAAACAGAAACACTAACAATATCGTTAGCATTAGCAACATCTGTTTCAAATGCGGAACTCGCAGAAACAAATGATTCTATCAAGACCAATGCTCCTCAGACGTACTACACTCAAAATAGAATGATTACGGGGGAAGATTATAACATAGCACCGCTGTCAGCATCACAACAAGTGTTAAAAGTTAAAGCAGTTAACAGGACTAGTAGCGGCATCAGCAGATATTTTGATTTAATAGATCCTACTGGCAAGTACAGTTCTACCAATTTATTTGCCGACGATGGTGTAATTTATAGCGAAACGTATACTACGGCTGTTAATTTTTCATATCAAAATAAAACAGATATTGAAGGTATAATATACAATCAAGTATACGATGTGATAAAAAAACAAGAAATAAAAAACTTCTATTATCTTAAATTTATTAATTTTATTCAACCAAGTATTAGTGTTGTATGGTACAATATAACCTCTGACTCTACATCATCATCTGGTTATCTTGGAACTATCTCAGACCCAACAGTTTTTAAAATTGGAACTTATACAACTAACGATTTAAAATATTTCCGTGTTGGATCCCTAGTTAAATTTACTGCACCTGCCGGCTATTATTTTGATACACTGAATTATAACAAACTAGTATATGGTACTGCTACTAACTTAGGAGCAGCTCGTTCTATCTGGGCCACAGTGATATCAGTTGAGCTTGATGGTACTGGATTAAACGGTACCGGAAAAACTTCTTCGGGAGTAGGCCCGATAACGTTGAATCAAAATATTCCATCGACTGCAATTCTCGATCAGATTATACCAGCATGGAGGACATCTATCGATTCTTCTACAGTTACGACAATGGTAGATTTGATATTTGCAAATAAACCATTTGGGTTACGATATAACACTACTAAACAAGCCTGGCAGATAATTTTTGAATCAAATCTTGATTCATATTCTAGTTTTAATTTAGGAAAGCAAGGGGATTTAACAAATAAAAATCAAGATTCGAGTTGGATATTATTGTTTACTACAGATAACGTAACTTATACTATTACTAGCAGAGAGCAGCGATATATTTTTGAAAGTGATAAGCAAATAAAATTCTATTTTGATAACAGTAATAAAATATATGATAGTAGATCAAATATCGTAGTCAAAGACTCTATCAACGTTTTAAATATTAATACTGTACAAGGCTCTACAAATTCCTTTACATCAGATATTCAATGGGAGATTGTATCTTCATATGTGGGATTAGATGGATATATTGATAATAAAAAGATAGTTATAACGTTTGCAGATTATGACGACAATGGAGTAGTTGATAATCCGGAATTGTTTTTAACCCTAGTTGATCCTAATAATAATAGTTTATCGTATACTGATAAATTTATTGTTGAAGAAAAATATTTAATTTCAGCTGGCCAGGAAGATTATAGGTATATAAATAATGATAATGGAGTTGTAATAATCCTTGCAACCCAACCAACCTCTGGAACCGACGGCCAATATTATTATTTTATTGATTCTAATGTTGTTAAAAAGTTTAGTAATTTAACTGGATTTGTTTTAAGTTTAGATTATAAAGTATACCCAGGCCGCGACGGTTTGAAATTCCAATATATTCATAATTCAGATTACGAGTCTAGGCTTGACCCTAGTGCTAGTAACATTATTGATGTATATGTATTAACTAAGAATTATGATACTATGTTTAGACAATGGCTATCCGGAGCCAACATGACGAAACCGTTACCGCCAAGTACAGATGAATTATATAATATGTTATCTCCATCTTTAAATTTAATAAAATCTATTTCTGACGAAGTTATATACCATCCAGGTGGCTATAGTATTTTATTTGGAGTAACTGCGAATGAGAATTTGCAAGCAACATTTAAAGTAACAAAAACTCCAGGCCAAGTTATTTCAGATAATGCTGTGAAAACAAAAGTCATATCGGCAATTAACGAATTTTTTGTAATAGCTAATTGGGATTTTGGCGATACATTTTATTTCTCTGAACTATCGGCATATGTTATGAAACAACTATCCCCAGCAATTTCTAGCTTTGTAATTGTTCCAAAAAAAGCTAATTTAAATTTTGGTAGCTTATTTGAAATTAAATCTACTAATGACCAGCTGTTTGTTAATGGCGCAACAGTGGACGATGTTGAAATAATTAGCGGAATAACTTCTAGTGCAATTAGATCGATAAGTTCAACACTCTCTGATTCTAATGTAATAACACAACAAGCAATAGTAAGTTCAACTTATGGAGCAAACAATGGCTGATAGCATCAATCCATACGGCACTTCTTCAACCTCTAATTTTTTACCTAAATTCTATAAAACAGATGCTAATAAAAAGTTTTTTCAAGCTACAGTTGATCAACTAATACAGCCTGGAAAGCTAAAAAAAGTCAATGGGTTTATAGGAAGACAAAATTCTAAAGCAACAGTTGGTGCTGATATTTTTTTATCAGCTCCTGATACTCAGCGACAAAATTATCAATTAGAACCGTCTGCTACTATAACTGATACG